TGGTTGTTTAAATACTTCTATACATAATACATTCTTATCGTTTACCAAAATCATTCTACCATCACTTGTCATAAGTTTAGTAAACTGACCTTGCTTAATGTATTCTGATTCTATATTTTCAAAAGTTCGTTTTTCTCCTCCTACAAAATGTATTATTTGAGTGACAAATTTTCCTTGTGATTTAACGCTTGATTGGCAATCTAATTTTAATAATGCCATTATTTATTTTTTTTAAAATTATTGAATTTTTCTATTAGTTTATCTACTCTTTGTATTTGTGTATGATTTGCTATAACTTTTGCCATTCCGTTATATGCAATTCGTTCTCTCTCCTCTTCGTTTTCATTGTAGTAGTTCATCTTTTCTATACAATCAAACATATCATTATATAAAACAATATCTTCACCATCTATAAATAATTCTTCCAAACCTCTACTAATATCCAACTTATCCGTTAACACCATTTTACCACAAGCCATACCTTCAAAAATTCTACGAGTTATTTCTTGCCATCTACTATTTTGAATAACCATCAATCCTTTATTCAAAAATTTAGTATGTTCTTCTGCATCCATACCATTTTGATTTCCAATTGCACCTTCTGCCCAATGTGTAAGATAATCTAAAAATTCAGAGCCACCTCTACCTCTACTTGTTACACCCACATATTCAGGTTCTAAATTCATTGGAAATTGTACCATTGTATCTGCCCAATGTGGAACCCAATCTGCATTGATACCACATATTCTATATTCTTCCGCTGATACTTTGTCTGGTGTAATTGTGTAATGAAACCTACTTGCTTTTGGATAATTCCTTTCAAAATTTTGTGGGTCGTCTCCACTTTCTTGTATCCAAAATGAATTCGGTTTTAAACTTTTATCCAACCATTTAGAATCAATCCTACCCCAATCCATAAATAAAACAATATCCGTTGGAATGTCTTGTTGAATCCACAGTTGTAATGCGGAATCGTCATTTGCTGTAATGGATACTATTTCAGTTTCCCAACCTCTTTCTTTAAATTCATTTAGTAATGATAGAGGCGTCGACCAGGTTTCATTTGGACTATGATTGTATATGAATGTTATTTTCATTTTGTATAATCTTCTTTTTTAAAATATGTTCCATAATCGTTATTACTTTCATTATTATATGGTGAATATGGTTTCCAATCTTTTCCACTATGAATAAATTCTGTTTCAGCTGCAAACCTATTTAATTTTTTATTTTCTAAATTTATAGTTTTTAAATAACTTCCTTTTGCCCACCAAAAATTTCCACTATAAAAATGACCTTTTAATATTACACCATATGTGTTAAATTCGGTTTTTTCAAATAATTTAAATACATTTTTTACTTTTTCAATATTAAAATAATTCATAAGATGTCTCCAACTGATTATATTCTCATATCTACTATCGGATTGCTTTGATGCACCTTTCGTATGAATATACAAAATATAATCGGAATCACCAAATTTTTCTGCATCTTTCCTGATTAAATCCAATGTAGTCCATTCGTTTCCTTTACTATGAACATCTCTTAAATTTGGTTTTATTTTTTCTAATATAGATGTGGTTGATGTATTATTTTCAGCAATAGAAATCCCCACATTTAATACATATGGAAAATCAAAATGGGTTTTAATTAGATTAAGTTGTTCATCTATTATAGATTCAACACCATCAATTGCATATATGTGATAATATATGTGAACCATTATAAAGTATCGTAGTAGTTATTTTGTTTCTCTTGTCTTTCGATTGTTTTGGGATGTTTGATACAATATACCTCTTCCATTGGAAAGTTTGTATAGTTTTCAAATCCACCAATTCTTTCATGCACTTTACCACTCCACCCAATTGTTTCTTTATTTTTGTAAATACGGGTTTGAACATCTGGAAAATTTACCCATCCTTTTTCGTTTACATTCCATTTCCATTTATCTATATGCGATTGTGTCAAACCTTCTACTGTATTTATACGAGGCACCAATATTAAATCTTTATCTACATTGGTGTCCAATATATCTTCCAAATTGTGAATCAAATCAGGTTCTAAAAATTCATCTGCGTCTAATTGGAATATCCACTCACCTTTACATTCGGAGTTAAGTAAATTTTTCCATTGTGCAAAATCATTATTGAATTCGGATTCAATTAATGTAATTTTATCCGCTTCACCTTGTAATTCTAAATATTCCGTCAATTCAATTGGTGATTTGGGTGTGTCTAATAAAACTACAATTTCTGAATTTTCTCCTTTGTAATTTAATAATTGTGTAACCAATCTAATGGTTTCTTCGACTTCATTACAAGCCGTTATTGCGTAACTTAATTTCATTAAAATATTTTTTCGTCTGTTGAATTTGTATAACTCCATGCAGAACCACTTGGATATCCATACGCAGTTGATGTACTTCCAAATCCAAATGGTGGATTAGCAATTGTAATTGAACCAACACCCGGTGTTGTTGTTATTGTTGTTCCTGGTGTACAAGTTACTTTATATGGATTGTATGGGTCTACATAGTGTGGGTGTTGCCACATTGGAGTAGTATTAGGGGTTCCCCATCCACCTTCACCTATTGGTGTTCCATCGTTGACTTCTGCTAATTTCTCTTTTAAATAATCCCATTGTTTTGGAGTAATATTAAATTCATGTACTCCGTCTGTGAATCCTTTTAACCAAAGGACGAATTCTTTTGATGTCATAACCTATATTATATTTGATTTTTGTAAATGTTCGTATATTTTTTCTGCTATAATTTCATTTCCTTTTAAGGATATATGATTATCTTGTACCAATCCATTCGTATCATCGTGAATTTGTAATTTATGTTTTATACAAAATTGTTTTAATGTTTTTCCTTCAAATTTTAAAACATTTTCTGCATATTTTTCTACTACATCCAATTCCATTTCATCTCCCATTTCCCAAGATGACCAAATTATTTTTGAATTTTTACTTTTTGCAAATATATCTAATAATTTTATTTGTTTAAAAACTCTTTGCATCTCATCCTCTTGTTTAAAGATTATTTCAAGATATTTTTTATAATGTTCGTTTAATGGTAAAAGTTCTTCTTCGTTATTAAAGGGGGATGCATCCAACTCAGTTCTATTTAAATTATACTTTTTTCCATTTAAATCATAATACCAATATCTTCTAGTTATCATAGTTAAAAATACAATATATATTTCATTTGAATTTTTATCTATTACATCATATAACTTATCAAAAATATAATCATTGGAGGCTTGCGATACTGCTAAATTAATTATCCTTACATTATTTAATTTTTTTTCTAAAATTGTACTAAATCTATTTTCTACTTTATATTGTTCCAATTTATCGACAATAGTATCCCTATGTTGCCATTGATATGTAGTTTCAAATTTATCAGGAAGATATTCTAATTTATTTTCATTTAAAAAATTATAATAGTCTATATTATCTAGTCCACCACCTTCGGTAAAACTACATCCAAAAAATTTTAATTTCATCGTCTACTTTGTTTTTGCATTTTTTCAGACATACCTAATACTTCTTTACTTTTAGAAGTCATTTCGTTGACATCCATTTCCAATTCAAACACGGTATCAAGTCCGCTGAGTTTATAAGTTCTATAAGAATCTCTACTTACTATTGGTATTTTTTTTACATATTTGTTAAAATATCCTTTTGTACCACCTTTCATTTCAATTAATTCCGTATCTTTATCAACCATTTTATCAAAAAATTTTTTTACTAATTTTGGATTTATAGTTGATACTTTTACTGCATGGACAATATCTTTTGATTTCGAAACATATAAAGTAAATATGATTGGAACATCTGATGATTGATATGATTTACTACTTCCGTCTACATATGTGTATTCTTTTATTATATAAAAAGTGCCTGCTAACATTTTGGAAGCAGATACTTTTTGTTTTGAATCTATTAATCGTTTATATGTTGGGAAATAGCTTTTTATCATTTATTTAACATTTTCAATTTTGGTAATTGTAACTGTTGAAACTTTGGTTGTACTTTAGTATAAATACCATATTGATTTAATATCGTGTCAAATAATTTAGTCATTTTTGACAAACTAAAATTTTGTTTGTTTTGTTTACCCAGCTGAAATGATTCTATTTTATACTTGTCATAATTTTTGTAAACATCTTTTATAGATGATAATGCTTTTGAAATATTTACATTAAACCATTTAGATTCTCTTAATAAAAATTGGTCTGCCGCTGATTCATGTACTTCTTTTAATTCACCTTCTAATAATACTGCACCTTGTTTTAAGAAATCAATGTGGCCACTCCAATTACTTACTAAGATTGGTTTACCTGTTAAACTAAATTCTAATAGAGGTCTACCAAATCCTTCCCCTTTTGTAAAATTCAACATTGCTTTTACTTTATGATGTTCGTATAAACCATTCATTTCTGATGGGGTTAAGTCACCATGTAAAAGATAAATTGGAACTGATTTATAGTCTTTTCCTAATACCTCTCTAATTTTTTTAATAGTAGTTTCTCTATCTATTACACTAAATCCTGCTGAACTGGTTTTAAGAACTAATGCCGGTTTAACCTTTTCGTTTTTGAATGCCATTGCGAATGTTTTAATCATCATTCCAACATTCTTCCTATCTTCACCCAAATCACCTCTTAACCAATGTCCTACGAATAAGAATGCAAAATCTTCTTTGATTGAATCCAATTCGGTAATGTGTGCAATATGGTCAGTTCCAAAATCTTCTTCATCAAATCCTTCAAAAATAATTTCAATAGGTTTTTGAATTCTATGTTGTGCTATTAATTGTCCAGATTGTTTATCTGCTTCATTATATACACTATCCACTAAACTCTTTTTTGAATGTTCGGATGGTACTAATATTAAATCCATTCTATTACAACCATGTACCCAATCTAATGGAGAATGTGTTGTTTCAATTGCTGCGGTGATACCAATGTTATAATGTCCTACTGGTTGGAATTCATTTGGTACAGTAACTTGAATATAAATGTCAGGTTTTTCTTGAATACCCGGAATGATATTATCTACTACCCATTTGTGAAATGGTTTATCATAATTAAGTGCGTCCATTGGAGTTGTTCCCCAACGAGTACTAATAACTTTAATTTCAAATTTATCTAATTTATAAAGAGAATGTAATAAATCTCTCGCGTGGTCACCATACCCACTTCTTGTTGCTATTGGTGCCTGAAATACTAATGTTGGTTTCATACTATAACTCTATTAATTTAAATTTTTCTTTTGGTTTCCAATTTTCAAATGCTCCCTCCATTCCATCAACCAATGTTTTACACATTGCTTCTCTGCTTAACAAACCTTCACCCATAAAATGTTTTCTACCTTTTAATGCAGCTTTATCTCTATCTTCTTTTGGCATTTTATACCAATCCATAATTAAAGGAGTAATATCTTCAAAGTCAACTCTATCATCAAAAATATATGGAGTAGGAACTGAACCCGTTGTTGAACGAACTGGCCAAATTGGTTTAACCCAATCTCCCCAAACTACACCTGCTTTTCTATGTCTATCATGTAAAGAACCAATTTCAACATAATCTTCTGCGGTTAATAGTTTACCCGTGCCTCTTTCTCTAAATCCACATTGGTCTTGCATACCACCTGTAACATTTACAATGATTGGTGTTCCTGCCATTACCGATTCTGCTGTTGCTAATCCAAATCCTTCGTTTGATGCCACATTGATTGTTACATCACCGATATTATAAAGATAGTTTAATTGTTCTTCGGAGTATCTATTTGGTGCAAATATTACATTTGTTTCAGGTGAACAACATTCTGCAATTGTTCTTGGTAAATCTGTTCCATGTTCTTCCACAGGTTGAGTGTGCATTAATAAACATACCTTACTTCTTTCCTCTGGTCTCAATGCTTCAACAAATTTATCAAATGCTAAAATAACATCGATTGGTTGTTTTCTACGAATATTTCTATTATTCCAATAAAGAACAAATTCATATTCTTTATCTCCAAATATACTTTCTTTAAAATCTTTTGGAACTTCAACTGGTTTATATAAGTCGGAATTGATGCCATGTGGAACATAACTTACTTGCCAATCAGCTGGTTTTGTCCAATGCTTTTCTTTATCCCAACTCCAAACTCTTTTAGTAATACCATAAGTTTGTTTTGAAATACATCCAATCCAATCACAACTTTCGTAGTAATCTCTATTGTATTTCGGGTCTGGTAAATCATCCCAAATATGATAAAAGAATAAAGGTACTGATTGACGAACTTCGTGTTCCATTTCATATAACCAAATCCAATATCTCGGGTCTGTAAAGTGTAAGATTGCATCGGGTTTTTCCTGCATTAATAATTGACGGATTGCATCTGGATTACCATATCCATCAAATGGAATAATTTTAACACATGCATCTTTTACACCAGTTTGTTCTCTAACACTATCGTTTAAATCTAAAACTTTGCCCGCTTCAGGATGTTTGATTGCTGCTCCTAATTGAACCCAATCGTATTTATCAACAGTTCCCATAACTAATTGTTTGGAAACATTGGCAATACCACTTGCCATTCGTAAATCATCTGATAATAACAGAATCTTCTTTTTTGCCATAACTTTTAAAATATATATTGTTTAATTTAAATTTTTTAATCCTCTATCACATATCCCTCTATCAAAAAACTCACACCATTCACATAGTTTAGTTGCGTTCTTTGGGAACTCTATATCGGTTCTATAATTACCATCATTGTCAAATACACTCTCTACAAACTCCGTAAAACCCTTCCAGGCTTTGTTTACTGATACCTTACCATTTGCAGGTACATGCTTACTCATTCTATGTGTTGGAATATCCTCTCTTACTTCTACCTTTCTTTTCAATATGATAAATTCAACATCAATCACATCTTCGGAAATGTTTAATAATTCTGCATAGAACTTTTTGTATAAAAGAATTTGTGCGTTTTTAACTGGGTCTGATTTTTGATACTTACTCCAACCTCTTGTAGAAGTTTTAAAGTCAATAATTCGATATCTACCATTAAAGGTATCTCTGATAATCAAATCTATGAAACCCATAAAGTTTACATTCTCTGAAATCTTTGTGTTTATAGGTTGTTCAATTGCTACCAACTCATCGTGTTTTAACGAAAAGAATTTGTTAAAGTTTTTGGGTTTTTGAAACCAATCTAATAAGACGTTTCCATCTTCTAAAAACTCTACCATTTCTTCTTTGGTGCATATTGTAGTATTTCCTATTTCACCTTCTGTTTCTTTAAGATATGCATCTCTCATTCTTTCTTTTAGATATTCCTTTAAGTCAATCATTTTGTCAGCTTGTGACTTTGATATTCTTAAACACTTCTCCAAATAATTTTGGAGTGTCTCATGCATTGCAGTTCCAAAGATTGAATGTATGTTAGAAGAATTTTCTCCCAACTTATCTATGTATGCTAACTTGTACTGATGTGGGCAACTATGCCACATACTATATTGTGAAAATGATACTCTTGCCATATTATATCTAATATACCCAATTTATTTGAATTTACCAAATAATTCTTCTATAATTGGTTGTAGATGTTGTTCTGCCCAAAGTTTTGAACCTAATTCATTTGGATGGTTATCATTTCCTTTATGATATTCATTATTTGAATTTATAAACTCATTTAAAGTATATCCTTTATAATAATTTGGATTTTCTTTTATTGTATTTATTATTTTTTTATGAATAAATGGATGGTGTGTATTATGAAAAAAATCAATATCATCGGATATTTCATCCGAAACCGCTAGTTCATATCTAGGGTTACCATGTGAATCTTTTAAAAACCATTGTCCATTATTTTCGTTTAAAATTGGTATATGATTATTTATACCATCGAATATTAAAAATTTATAATCATTTGCTTTACAAAAATTTGTAAAATTTATAATATTGTGATATGTTTTTATTAAAGAAAATGTTACATTTGTATACAATTGTGCTATATTGTATCTATTGTTATATATCCACTTATTTAGTGGAAATTCTAAATCCCATCCTTCAAATCCCTCTGCAGTAATTTTACGACTACCCCGTCTATCTAAAAATTGTAAAGGAGTTAGGTGCCAATATATTGAACCATTACTTTTTTCATCAAAAGAATCCCAACAAATTAAAAATCGTAAACATTCTGATAATTGAATTACAAATAAACTATCTTTAGCGATTTCAGGATTCAATGTTGCGTAACTTATTACATTTTGAGTTATTACTTCATTTCCAACACCACCTTTAGCTATATTAATTAATTCCAAATTATTATTTTCCGCTAAATATTTTGCCCAAGATGCATTCGGCCCTACTTTATGTCCTTCGGTGAATGAACAACCGGATGTTATTAAATACTTTTTATCAATCATAAATATTTTTTTAGGTATTCCAATTCGTTTGGTATATTTGTTTTATTAAAATCATTTCCAAAATTAATATATGTTTTAAACATATCTTTTGTGTTTTCTGGATGTCCTTCATTTGTTTTTAAATATATTACAAAATTTTTAATTTCGGTTTTTAAATCATTATAATTAAATGTTTTATCAAGTCTTGTATATAAATCTATAATAGCTTGTTTTTCTTCAAAATTAGAAACATTTAACCAATATGGATATTCTGCAAATCCAAATCGAATTTGAGAATCGGAATCCACATATCCCATATGATACATTTCTTTTCTAAAATTTGGAAAATCAAAACAATTTAAAATAGAACAAGTGTATTGAAAAAGATGTTTAATATTACTATATTTTTTCTTTGCTTCATTTAATAAATTCATATTATTTATGAAATTATTTGTATTAAATCCAGTTCTTACAAATTCTCCAATATTTCCTATACCATCACATGAAATTCCAAAATTTATACTTTTAAATTGAGAAAAAAATTCAAATATGTCTCTGTTATTAAATTTAACTAAACTAAAATTTGTATTTAAATGTATTTCTATTTTTTCTTTATTTTCCAAATTTGAAAGAAACTCATACATTTCTTTCATATAAAGTGGTTCACCACCCGCAAAGTATATATGTTCTATATTTTTTAAATATCGTTTATCTATATCAAAATTTGTTATGTTTATTTCCGTTTTGTTGGAATCTATTGCAATACCCAAAAATTGTTTAAATGCATTTTGTTCTTCAATCCAAGTTGATGAATATTCCGATGTGCAACTTCTACATTTAAAATTACATATGTTTGAAGGTCTTAAATCTAATCTAACAAAATCAGGATAATTATATCCATCTTTTCTTGTTTTATTTTTATATTTCTGAATTAAATGTGAGTAATCATTGTTCCATTTAACTCTATAACTTTCCGCACCTTCATCATCCATTTTATAACAAACATCACAAAATTTTGGTTTATCACCATTTAACATATCCAATCTAATTTGTTTATATTCATCCGAATTAAAAGCATCGGATATTGAATCATTTTCTAAATTAGTATTTTCTAAAAAAGTTTGTGAATAACAACAAACTTTTAATTTTTTATTAGGATATGCATTGATGTGTAAAAATGGTAATATACAAAATGTATTAGACATTTATATTTTTAGTTTCAATTTAGTTATTTGCTTTTTATCTATACCATATTTTTCACAAACATATTTCATATATTCTCTACCTTCTCTACTTGCATAAAGAACTTCCAAATATTCAATTGCTTGGTTTTCTGAACAATCGTATTCTTTCTTTAAAAGGTCTACTATAAATTGTTCGTATTTATCTTCGGATTTTCCTTTAATATATTTCAAAAAGTATTTACCTTTTGGAATAACACTAATATACAAACTATACATTTCTTTTGGTTGTAAAGTTTGTGTTAAGGGTAATATAGACGCAATCAATTCTACCCATTCAGGCTTCATTGATAAAAATCTATTAATCATAAAATTACTCCAAGTTTTCAAATCTTCTTCTGAAAGTTTGTCAAAATACTTTGGGTCTTGTATGGTAGTTATTGCATTAATATGGTCAAATAACTTTTGTGCCATTATTCTATGATTTTGGTTTCTTGTAATTCTTGTGGAAGTAATTCATTTAAAGGTTTACCACATGTTGCACATACATACAACTCAATAGGCATAACCGAATCTTTTGGTGCACCTGTTAATAATCTACTAATTTTTTTGAATCTGTAACCTGGTAAGAAAATCTTTCCACCACATTCACAATCCATATCTCTCGCGTCATTTAAATTGAAATTCGGCGGTAATTGACTCATTTGCTCTTGCATAATTTTTATTTTATAATGTTTAATATTTGTATAATTGTAGACATAAATACAATTTCTTTATCTACTACTAATGCATCCTTTGAAAGACCATCTGCAATTGTTAAAATTACATTTGCTACATTTCCGGTTGCGTATTCGTCTACTTTGTCGTATAACATTGTATACATTTCCGAATAGTCGTTTAATTTGTTGTCTGCTACTGCCTGTCTAATTTTCATAAACATATTTCTCTTGTCATCGGATTCCTTTAACAATTCAATAAGTTTAGTTGCAAAGTTTGCTTCAACCATTACTCTATGGTCTACTTTCAATTCACCTTTTGCAGATTGTAATTGACAAGTATTAAGTATCCTTCTAATATCTGGGTAATATGAATTAATCACATCAGCCATATTCTTTGGTTCATACTTAATCTTTTCTGCATCTAATATCTTTGCTACC